GCTTGGGCGAACAGTTTCTTTCTCTTTGTTGTTGAGTGTAATACCTGCAATATCTTTGTCATCTAATATGGCATGTAAGAATGTCGTAGCGTCTGGTGAGGCGTGGTCAATCTCATTGATAACCAATCTACCACCGTTACGCCATGCTTGTACAGCAATACCGTCACTCCATTCAAACTGTTGATTTTCACCTATCTGATAAAAACCTTGTAAGTCTGCACTTGTACTTTCTTCGGTCATGACTAACTGAAATACGTTAGCGTCACCGTTTATGTTCAATGGTGCATTTTGTTTTACAGCAGAGTAGGTCTTGCCTGTACCCGGAGGTCCGTACAAAAGTACTCTATCTGATTTTCCTATTACGTAGGACACTAAGTCCCAACATGTTTGTTTTTTACTCATATGTATTATTCTCCTTTAGGTACAAATCTTACGTACAAATCTATACCATTGTTGTTTTTTCTTTGCTTACACTCAAAAGAACCTTTGTCTTTTAAGTGACTTATGTTTCGTTGTTGCATACTACCTATGTTTGATACAACACCACTACTCCACCTAGGTAATGTAGCGATAACGTACCAAGCGTTTGGGTTGTTTAACAACACTTTAACCTTGTCGTCTGACAATATTTTTGCTTGTTTACCACCTTTACGTGTAGGTGGTGGCTCTTGTCTAGCCATTCCGTTAGGTAACATGAGTTACCCCCTTTCTGATACTTGCGTATCTCACAATCCAGATGGGCATGAAACAAACAATACTTTCGTATGTTGTGTCTGGACTGTAAGCTACGTACGTATAGATAGCTTGTAACACACAGTTGTTGGCTTACACAATTAAGTCTTAGCTGTTTACACAATGCTATGTGCTACAAGCTACCTACATACATAAAGGGGTAATGTACGTAAGTAACTTTGTTATTGCGTTTCTTTCGTGTGTTTACGCCACACTTTCTCGTTAATAACTACGGTGTTCCAATCCGTAAAAGTTTTTTGTTTGGGTGAAGTTTCATCACCGTATGTAATAGTTGTCTTGCCGAATGCACGGCTTACTGCTATTACAGGTACAAATTTGTTTCCCTTTGTAAGCAACTCATCAGTTTCTTTAACGTCTTTAGCGTAACGTGACCAACCATGTTTGTGAACCATAATTTCCCTTTCTAATTATATTTAATCCCCTTAACAAGTTAAGGGGTTAAATATTAATTACTTTTTAATACTCGTACCCTGCGTCCGATTGGTCTGCCATGATTTGTTGTGTTTCTGTCATACCTGACGGTGGTTCGTCATACTCGCCATGATGCCTCATCATTTCACGATGTTCTTGCTCTTGTACCTTTGCGTCTGCAATAGCGTCATCTAAACAATCTTCGTGAAACCATTCACCGTACACTTTTATAATAGAACTTTGGTCATCTGTACTACTACAAAGTTCACATTCTTTTTTACTCATAGATTACCTTTCTGTAATGGTGTAGTCTGGCACATCTGTGCATTCGCTCCACCACATTGTTACTTCGTCTTTTATATTTTCCTCTTGACATTCAAAATAAACATCAAAATTAAATGTCACTTTATATTGTTTATCCATTATTCTTCCTCTCTTAAACATTCTGCGTTACAGCAATCACTTAGATATTTAAAGTCATCTGCTTGGTAGTAATCTGTATCTTGCCTACAACTACTACATACTTTTGAATACACTTGTATTCCATTAACAATATCTACTACAAACATTATTCTTTCTCCTCTGTAACTTCTACAACTTTGTTTAATAAAAGTTCTTCATTAGGATTTGCTATAAATTTAGACATAGCTACTTCCTCTGCCTGTTCGTAATTTTCTGCTTTAACTTCAAGAGAAACTTCTCTCTCTATTCTTACACAATATTTAGCCATTATTTATCCTTTCGTATAAGTGAGAGGAACTCATCACTAAGTCCCTCTCGTGTTTTCTTAACGTAATTAACTACGTTAACTACGTATTCTATTGTTAATAAGACAATGGGAATTAACATTATTACTATTAATAATCCTTGCCAACTGTTCATGACACTTCATCCCACGAAAATTCAGACCAAAATCCGTCCAAAGTTATTACGTTTATGAGATACAATCCCCAATCATCTGCCATAATCGGCATATCATTAGCCGTTGGTAGCTCATGTGTAAAGTCAAGGGCATTATCAAAGTTATAAACACTCGGATTATGTCCGTCTTTACCCATGTAAGCACACAAAATAGGGAATACTCTCTCTATTTCTTGCCTAAATTGAGGGCTTATGTTTCTGTCTGCGTCATTTTCTAAATACATACGTTGCATTTTACTGACTGTTTCTTCTACATTAGAACCCATCCAATGTGAATAGATTACAGGTGAATAACTGTAACCTGTTTCGTCTTGACTGTACAATAGTACAGTTGCTCTGTCACCCACGTGACACCTCGCTTTCTGTTTTCTCACTTGTCAAGTATCGCTTTGAACTTGACTTCTTTACGGTACTATACCTACATTTAGGACAATATACCATTTCTAATACGTTGCTTTTCGCGTTAGCGTAAATACCTTGATGTCGGTAATTCGCTTGACGACAGTTATCGCATAACATATTTACTCCAATCTAATTAATTAATCCCCTTAATAAATTAAGGGGTTAATTAATTACTTGATACTCGCATAAGTATCTTACACACCCCCATTTACGAGGGTGTGCGAGATAATTACTAAGCTTTAGCTAGTGCTTTTTTCTTAGCCCAAGCTTTTTTACCCCTGTCGGAACGGATTTTAGTCAATCCCTCTGGTGTAATGTGCTTGAGTGTAGCGTCTGCACCCAACAATTTAACCATATCTTGTGCGTCTGTGTAGTTTGTAGTCATGGGAGTGACTGTATTTTGGTCAGTCAACTCGCTTATGTCTGCTACCTGCACGTTGGTTACCACATATTGTTTCTTCTCATTGTCTTTGACAATGAAATATCCCTTGATTGGGGTGTTATCGTCCTTGCGAACGTTATATGTAGTTGTCGTATCTGTATTTATCAATTTGCTCATTTCTGAACTCCTTTTCGTATGTGTTATGTGTACTTTGACGCTCTCACATACAAGAGAACGTCAACCTACACACAGTAGGTGAGATATTGGATATCTACTTCATCGCTCCACCACAATGGGTTCATGCTTTGTTTTTTCAGGGGGGATATGTATTTAATCCCCTTACTCCGTAAGGGGTTAAATACTATATGTTGTCGTTCAAGCCAATTCCAACTCGTGCGAACACTCGTACGAACAAGCGTACATATTCTGAAGTGGCTCCGTATCCCACTCAAACCAACCCTCGTCAATCTTCTGATTGACAGAGTAATCTATGAATTTGAAACAAGCTGAACAATGCTTGTTTATGGGAATATCCCAAGGGTCTTTATACATCATTTTTTTCTCCAATCTCATAGGGATTTAATCCCCTTACTCCGTAAGGGGTTAAATACCCTAGCTTTCTTGCTCGGCAACCAATAGTTCATCGTTTGCTAAGTCAACGTTTATTTCTTTGTAACAACTAGGACAATAATATTTACTACTAATAAAATTACCGTCATTAGTTGCTATTGAACTTTCAAAGTTATATAAGAAGTTTCCACAACTCTCATAATTTTCACAGACCATTTTCAGCTCCTCTCATCAGGACTAATGTATTTAATCCCCTTACTTTAGTAAGGGGTTAAATACTATTACTTCCCCCCAAGACACAGCTCTCCCCTACTACATCTTGTGGTTGTTGCCGATGACACTACATCTAGTGCATACCATATCTTGTGCTGTTTCCCCTAACTACCTACCTAAGTATTAAGAGTTCATATCTCTTTAGAAGAAGTTAACTTAACTACATATAGGGGTATTTAATTAACGTACTACCATATCTAGTATGTATATTGTGTAACTTAGAAACATAAGACTATTCATAGTAACTATACATGTACGTACCCACATACATTATGCGTATATGTGTATGCGTATGACCCACACATGTTAATGTGCTACCCCCCTGTATATATATGTAAGTAGAAAAAAATATTCTAGTAAAACGTTGTAACTAAAGGGGGTTTTGGATATAGCGGGCTAATAAAAAAAGCAAGCTTTGATAGAAACTTTTAGCTAGTCCTTGAGTATCTGGTTTGCGTTACTACGTTATCGTTTGACCGATTCCAGACTTTCAGTATCCCGATTACTACTTTACTTGTAACTAATTAATGGGCTTCTATGTTTGTAATTAAGAGTATGTTACCATATAATTATCATTACACAAACATTTACAAAAAGCTTAGGAATATATGTCTAAAAAGATATGCCACGCTACTAACTGCAGAAAACGTTTAACAGCCAATAAATCAAAATATTGCTCTATTGAATGTCAGCGTAGGCAATACATGAAAGAATATAGACATAACAAAAAGCAAGAAAAGCCAATAAATAGTAAATACTCTGCACTTACTCCTATGAAAGGCAAATACTATAACGAGTACGTAGATAAAGGTTTGGCTGACCTAGTTATGAATAGTGAGCTAACTGCCACTAAAGCTGCCGAAGCCCTTGGTTGCCCTATTGCTACTGTCTCTAAGATGAATGCTGCTTACCAGATTGATTTGCAGAACAAATTAGATGCAGAAGGTTGGTCTGTGCCACAGGAAGCAGAACAAGCATTAAAAAATTTTTCTACGTTTCGTAATAAATACTTTGCTACAGAAACAGGAGAGAAGTATGAGACTGCAGACTTTCATGAAAACTGGATAAACAAGATACTTAAGTCTATAGACGAGGGGGGCGAACTGTTAGTACTGTCTCCGCCACGTCATGGTAAGACAGAACTGTTAATACACTTTGCCGTCTATCAAATATGTAAGAACCCTAACACT